TCCTGCTATTTGTTTAGCCGCAGTGCAGCAAAACGGAAATGCGCTGGATTTTGTTAAAAACCAAACACCTGCGATTTGTTTGGCTGCTGACCCGCTCCATTAGTACCCCGCTCGAAAGGAGCAACCATGAACAAAGACATCCAAACCCTCACAATTAAACGCGTAAAAGATTACAAATCTGGTGACCTCCTCGGGTACGCCCCGATAAACTGGAGCGCCTATAACGCATACTGCGACCATCACTCAGTAGCCGTATTTGCCGGCGAGTGGCTGTGGTCAGACGAGCATCAGAAACTACAAGTAACCGCTGACCACAGCGTCTACTTTGAGTAGAGTAAATTCAAACCAAACACCACCGCGCTCGAAAGGAGCAACCCATGAACACCGCAAAAAACACCACCAACACCAACACCGCTGCCCACACCAGGGCAGAGAGCCAGGAGAAGAAAGGCGCCAGGCAACCAGACCCCATATATGTATCCGTCATGGATTACCGGAATGGGAGACACTTAGGGCTTGCCGCTCTAAACTGGCGCGCCTATGACATATATTTCGAGGATGCCCAATATGGTGTGCTGGACGTCCCTGCCGGAGATTGGTTGACGCCCGAGGATCTTACTAGGCTACAAATAGCAGCCGACCACAGCGTCTACTTTGAGTAGAGTAAATTAAAACCCACCCACACACCAACTCTTGAAAGGAGTTAAAATGTACCCAATCCAAGAATCAGACGCGGACTATTTCGCGAGCGGCGCTTACGGCAGCACCGTTGCCAAGGCCGCACTTATCAGTCCCCAAAAAGCGAGGGACATCATAGACGGCAAGTTCCGCCACGAAACTACCGCCCTAAATTTCGGTACACTATGGGACACCTACACCACCGGCGACCGTTCCCGTGTGATCATGCGTCCAGACACCTACGAGGACGCCAAGACGGGCGCAGTAAAAGACTGGCACCACTCAAGCACTGTCTGCAAAAAATGGCATGACCAGCACGCTAACCATATAGTTGCAAAAAAGGAAGACTTCGAGCGTGCAGCGGTCATGTGGGAGCGCATGCCTGAAAACATTAGGTTAATAGTTGAAGCGTGCCAGAAGCAAGCTGTCTATAGGCACACAGTGGGCGACATTTTCGCACAATGCAAAGTTGACCTTTTGCGGCACAACGTTTCAGGCTCCGAGATGATCGACCTCAAAACTACCTCTTCCCCCGTCGAAGAATTTGACCGCCAGGCCATGAAATACGGCTATCACGTACAGGCCGGTTGGTATCGCTGGATCGTAAATGTGGCAACAGGTAGGAGTATGCTATTTAGTTTTATAGTCACTGAAACCGTTAGCCCATTCCGCACGGTCCACTTCCGACCGGATAAAAATTGGCTGGCATACGCAGACAGCGAGGCGCAACGCGCCCTTGCTATCCTGAGCCATTCGGCATCAACCGGGGACTGGTCGGACAAAAAGCCGATCACCCAAACCCTTACCCTACCCCATTACATAGCTAAAGGAATCTCTAATGCTTAATATAACCACGCAACCAAAAATCCGCCCCCCGCGAATCCTCCTCTACGGAGTGCCAGGCATCGGCAAAACAACTATGGGGTCGCGATTTCCTGACGCACTACTAATCCCAGTCGAGGACGGAGCCGACGCCCTCTCTATTGCGCGTACCGACCGGCCGCTGACGTGGGACGCTTTCCTTTCGATTCTAGACGAACTGTCGACAATGGAGCATAGTTTTAAGTCCCTCATAATTGACAGCCTCAGCGCCCTCCAGGAGCTTCTATTCACCCACCTTTGCCAAGTGTTTGGCGTTAAATCCGTTGAGTTGGCAGCGGGTGGATTTGGCAACTGGGTGAGCCACGGCGACAACTATTGGCGTGATATGCTCGCCAAACTTGATGTCCTCCATGCTAAGGGCCTCATTATCGTAGGTATCGGCCACTCTGCTATAGTCACCCAGCGCGATCCGCGCGTTGCTACCTATGACCGCATGCAGCCACGACTTTTTGCGAGCAAAAAAGGTCAAGGGATGCTTCCCCACGCCGTGGAATGGTTCGATGTTGTGGCCTGTCTTGCGTATGAAATATTCACCACGGAACAGCCCGGCAATGATGGGGCTAATAAGCCAACGCGTGGCGTCGGCGAAGGCCAGCGTATTATGTACCTACAAGAGCGCCCCGCCTACCTGGCCAAAAACCGATACGGACTCCCCGAATCTCTCGACATGGACGCCAGCACGTTGCTCGCAGCCATCAAGCACAACCTGAAACAGAAAGCATAAACATCATGTCATTTTTCCAAGATCACAAATTTAATCCCGCCGACGTCGACACCACCGACTCATTCGAGCCGATCCCAGCGGGAAATTACCGGGTGCTCGTCCTTAGCGCCGAAGAAAAGCCGACCAAGAGCCAAAATGGAGTCGTAATGCAAGTGCGCTACCAGGTGGTTGAGGGCAAGCACCAAGGCCGCTCGCTATTTCACTGGATCAACTTGCAAAACATCAACAAGGTAGCCCAGGAAATCGGGCACAAAGAACTGGCTCGCCTTTGCTTGGCAACTAGGGTTGAAGCACCAAAAAGTCCGGCCGACTTTTGCGGGAAACTTATCCAAGTAGTTGTTGGTATAGAGGAATACAACGGCAAGAAAGACAATAAGGTCAGTGCAATTATTACGCCACCAGCAACCAAGGTGCCCAATAATGTACCACAGACCCAAATTGAACCACAACACCCAGCATCGCAAGACGACGATGCACCAGCCTGGTAGCATAAAATGGAACAACCCCAAAAACTAATGACAACGAGGGAGGCAGGGCAGTATTTACGTCTTAGCCCTGTGACCCTGATAAAACAACGGAGCCTACAATTAGGGCCGAAGTACTACAAGCTTCCTAATGGCTCAATCCGTTACTACCCCGCCGACTTAGATAAATACGTGAAGGAAAATCAATAGCATGGAATTAAGAGACTATCAACAACGGGCGGTAGACGCGATATGGACCGCTGTAAGGACTGGATGCAACGCGCCGCTTGCCGTGCTTCCAACAGGTTCCGGCAAGTCGCCCGTTGTTGGTAGGCTCGTTATTGACGCCGTCCACAGGTGGAAGGGCAAGGCCCTTGTGCTCGTGCATACCAAGGAGCTAATCGAACAACTGAGCGACACCATACGGCGCATGTGGCCCAATAAATACCCGCCGCTAGGCATCATGAGCGCGGGACTTGGTAGCGTACAGGTCGAGGACATAACGGTAGCAGGCATCCAAACGGCATTTAGGCGCGGCATGCAGATAGGGCGTAGGGATATAGTTATCATCGACGAGTGTCAAATGATCCCCAACGCAGGCGATGGCATGTATAGGACGCTTATTAACGACTTAAAATTAATCAATCCAAACATTAAAATTATCGGCCTAACGGCCACCCCATACAGAACGACAACGGGACGCATTGACGGAGACGATGGTCTATTTGAGAGAACCGTAATAGATGTGCCAATCCCTGAATTAATTGAGCAGGGCTACTTATCACGGATCACGGGCAAAAATGGCGGAAACCCAGACCTAACGCAGGTCAATAAACGAGGCGGCGAGTATATTCAGAGCGAGTTGGAAGCTGTCATGACTGACGAAAACAGGGTGCAGGCTTCCTGCGAAGAAATAAAGCGGTACATCCCTGGACGGCAAGGCGTGATCGTATTTTGTAGCGGGTCGCACCATTGCGCCATGGTGGCCGCTGCGCTGCGCTCGCTGGATATTACATGCGAAGTAGTTACCGCCGACACGCCACCGCGGGAGCGTGACCAGTATATCCGAGCGATGAAAACACGGGAACTTAAATGCCTAGTCAATACCAATATCTTAAGTATTGGCTTCGACGCTCCCCATATTGACCTCATTGTCATGCTACGCCCCACGGAATCACCGGGACTTTTTTATCAGCAGGCAGGGCGAGGCTTTCGGATCTGCGAAGGCAAAGACAGTTGCACGATTCTGGACATGGCAGGCAACATGGAACGACATGGGCCAATAGTGACCCTGAATCAACGCTTACAAACCACCGATGGCAAAGCGGAGAAAGGGGAATCCCCCGGCAAGACATGCCCAGCGTGCGCCGAAATCGTAGCGGCATCTGCGCTAACGTGTGACAAGTGCGGCCATGAGTTCCCGCCCCGCGAGATTGTCAAACACAAAACAAAGGCAGCGGATGGAGATCCGCTCATGGGTATGCCGACATGGCGAGACGTTGGGAGTTGCAAATACAGTGTCTGGGATGGCAAAAACGGCAAGCCCGACACCCTGCGCGTTGATTATTACGCCCCCAACATCACCGGCGTGTTTGGGTGGATGTCCAAGCACATTGCATCAGAGTGGGTATGTGTCCAGCATGATGGCTATGCAGGCGGTAAGGCCATGGCGTGGCTAGCTGCGCGCTGTCCCTTCCCCATCATTGGCAGACAGATGATTGCCGACGGCGAGACCATAGATTTAACGCCCGAGGCATTGAGCGATCCGGATATTTCCCGCTACTTTGCTACGCCGAGCCGTATTAGCGTCGAACGAGACGGCAAATTTACAAAAATAACCGACTGCGAATTTGAGGAAAAAAATGACAACTTGCCCTTCTGACCTCCCTATTACCATTTTTAACGGAGGCGCCAAAAACGCTGACACGCCTATTCTTGCGACACTCGGAGCCATTGAGCAATGGCTCAAAGATCCACCAGACGGAGGGCTTGCAAAGTATGTGCGGGAGTTGGCTGAAAATGATGATGATCTATTCGACACTATCAAAACGTCTCTGCCTGTCGCGTTGTTTTCCGGCCATTTCAGTTATCGCAGCAACCAAACCTGTAATACTTACTCACCCCTTGTTGTCATCGATCTAGACGATGTTGAGGACGCCGCAGCAATGCGCGACAGCATGGCAGGAGATAAGCACATCGCCGCTTGCTTTTTGTCCCCGTCAGGGAGAGGTATTAAGCCGCTCGTCTACACGTCCAGCGTAGGGACGCACACGCACCGCCACGCATGGGCCACCGCATGCCGCTATCTTGCCCAGACCTACGGACTAGACCCATCGTCCAGCAAAGGCCAACATGACGTGGCCCGTAGTTGCTTCTTGGGCTATGATTCCGGCATGTGGATTGCCCAAACGGTGGAAGCCCTGCCGGTGGATATGAGCATTATAATAGAGCAACCAAAGGATACCAGAGAGCCACATGCCGGCGCGGAAATCATCACCGAGAACCGGCATCAATATCTATGTAGTTACACCGCCCGCCTTGCCAGCATTGGCCTCGGGCAAGGTGAGATCATGGCATCGGCTAAGGTCTTAATTGATACTCGTTTTGATAAATCAGACGGCCGAGTCTTCCCCGAAGACGAGATAGAACGAGCTGTCAAGGGTGCCGCAGCTAAGTTTCAGGGACTCGACGAA